TGTAAGCATCTAAGAGTCAATATCGTCTTATCTTTCTCCATCAGTAAGACGGTATCGTGGGGGCGCAATGCCCCCACATTTCATTTGCGTTTTCAGAAAATTGCATATATAATAACACAAAGTGCATAGGAGAAATTCATGGTTCATGTAATTGTAGCCAAAGAAAAACTGGACTGCGAACACCTACTTGGACAATTCGTAGATGAAAATCATTATGATGTTTTGATTGAAGAAGATACAGATTGTTATATGCCAAGTTTACTTGGCAATGAAAAGAATGAAAAGAATATTGCATTCAAATTTCGCAAGAACTTCTTCACAGAACAAGAACAGAAACAAGCATATAATGGATTACGAGAGGCTGCGGTTCAATCACAGAATCGTGGACTTGCAGCTGGACCAAAGGACGTGAAGTGCGGTGGTCGCGAATGGGTTTCAGAGTTTCAGCTGCGCATCATAGAGTTCTTTCAGAAAGAGCAAGAAAACACTGCTATCAAAATCAACATACAAGAAGAAGTCGATAGACTGCGCGAACTATACCAACAAAAAGAAACTAACAGAGGATTGGTTTGGCTTTCAGCTAAAGTCAAAGCTGACGATTTTCAATTTGAGAAGTGGCTCAAGGGTGCAATGAAAGCATCTGTTGATGCGCGTAAGAAGTCAGCGAATATTGTTGCTGAGAAATATATTTCAGACACCACATATGCCAATCAAGTCTACTCTGGCATTGCTGGCTGGTTTGATCGCTATCCACGCATCCCATACGGTCGCGCAACTTCTTATACGCAAAATCATTATGAGAAGTTTGAGATGTCATTCCCATTCCTACAGTCCCTAGATCGTGGATTCAAAGAACTGCTTCCATGGCGTTGGAGCAATCAACGTGCAGCTGCTGATACAATGGATCAGCGTTTCCTAGTGCCTGGTACAGTATTCTCTACCATCACAGTCAATAAGACTTTCCGTACAGCATGTCATCGTGATGCTGGTGACTTCAGTGATGGTCTGAGCAATCTTCTTGTTTTGTCTAATGATGGTCGCTTCACTGGTGGCTATCTGATATTTCCTGAGTATCGTGTTGCTGTGAATGTAAGACCTGGTGATCTTCTTCTTGTAAACAATCATGAAATCATCCATGGCAATACACCGATTGTTTGCGAAGAAGGTAGCGAGCGTATCAGCTTGGTCTGTTATCTTCGCGAAAAAATGTTAGAGCTGGGTTCATATGAATATGAAAATCTGCGTTTTGAATTCGTGGAGTCTCGTCGACTGAATAAGGAACACAAACTCTGGAAGCCACTCTGGAATGGTGTGAGCGAGGGAATGTGGGATTCAGATGAGTGGTTTGAATATCTGGAGAAGAACGGCGGAGCAGAGCTGCGAGAAAAGTATCACCCAAAAAATGAATCTGCATCCACATTGGAAGGATTTTTCTAATGTGTGCAGTAATAGGAGCACTACTTCAACATCCAACTGATAGCGACTTTGCTCTGCTTGAAAGAGTCTTTCTTGAGTCTAGCATTCGTGGACTTCATGCCACTGGTGTCTCTTGGTTGAAGCGGGAAATAAACACCGTAATCGCCGCGAAACCTGCGGCGAATTTTCTTGAGTCGTTTGATTTGAATAACTGTATCAATAAAGATGGGAATCTATATCTCATTGGTCACTGTAGATACAGCACCAGTGATCTTGAGTATAATCAACCACTGTATAACAAACGTGCTTCTATTGTTCACAACGGTGTGATTTCTCAAGAGCTGTATGAGAACTGGGAAAGTCTGTACAACATCAAGACTACAACAAAGAATGATTCTGAGTTGCTGCTACACACAATAGAAAATGAACCGTTGCAGCTGTGGGAAAATGCATCAATCGCTGCCATTGAACTTCATCATGAGAGAATGTTGGTTGCTTATCGCAATGGTAAACGTCCAATCTATTTGACAAAACTCAAGAATGGATATATAATTACTTCCACCAAAGATATTATGAGGCGTGCTTCTAATGGCAAGTACGAAGCCAAACTGCTTGAGATGAATCAGCGTGTTGTACTGACTGCTGAAGGTTTCACTTATAGATACATTCCAACAAATCATCATGATTTACAAATCCACTGATTTTACATATGGTATGGAGATAGAATGGGGAGATGTTCCTCGTTCATTCATAATACCAAAACATTTAGGCACATGGGAATATTCTGAGCGTGATATCATTAATCTCAAAGAACCATATGAAAATGTTTGTGCTGATCCATTAGGTGAAGATCCTCCATTCGGCGGCGAAATCAATACAATACCAACTAGAACTTGGCAAGAACAAGTTGATAGATATTTTGAACTGAAAAAAATATTTGAAGACATAGGTTATCCACCAACAATTAGTTGTACTACTCACTCTCATATTCATTGCCGTGTTCCTGGACTTCGTAATGATATTGATGCGCTTAAAAGGCTAACCGAATACATCAAAGAAAATCAACACGCAGCTGTTGATTATGTCTATGGTTTCTACCAAACAGAACAAATGAAAGATGCTAAAGGCGCAAAGATGTACTTGAAGTTTGATGGTGGTAGAACAATGCCTGATTACATGAGTGATAACATCATCAATAAGGCTACTGACTTTGATAGTTTCATTAAGATGCATGCAGCAGGTAAAGATGGTGAATCTATTGGTAGACCTTTTAGATATGCAATAAATATGTACGCATTAAAGCATATAGATACAATTGAGTTTCGCTTATTTCGTGGAACATTAAATAGAGTAGAACTAGAATCATGTTTTCGTTTTGTTGAAGATTTCCTATACTCTGCATTGAATAGTGGACCAACTGTTAATGAATTGATTCTCAGCAAAGGATACAAGTTCCCACCAATGCAATGGAATCTTGCTCAATTTATAGGCTGGGCTAAAACTAAACACCCAGAGAGTCGTGGTAAAAAAGTGAGATCGTTAATTGAGATTGAGTAGTTGTTCAAGAGACCAATTTATAACCGCAATATCTTCTGATAAGGAAGATAATTTTGCCAAGACATTTGTAGCCAAGGCTGATATGCAGCAGAATTGGGAGCATTGCATTGGTTGTTGGGAAGATGACTTGATGGGTGCGATCATTACAACTCGATCAAAACGCACCCCATACATTTTTAATCTACAGTTGTTGCATACTTTTGCCAAACATAGACGCAAGGGAGTTGCTAGAATACTGACTCAAGATTCTTTGAACAGAGCGCAAGGACACGGAACCAGTTACTTTCGCGTTTCATCTGAACCTGGTGCAGTTGCGTTCTACGAATCTATGGGATTCAAATTCCTAGGCAAGCAAAAAAGTGGATGTTCACTCAGTATTTTCAAAATCAATGATAACACTTTCAATAACGGTTTGTATGATATAAATGATCCTGTAATACATAAAGCAGTGTATAGGAAAGGAAAAGGCGGCTGTATTGAAATCTATTGAAAAACATTTGCCTTTCAGTTGAAACTTAGGTATAATGATTATGTGTATTGATTGGAGATTTTCTTTATTATGAAACAGAAACAAAACGACCAAGGTCGAGTGTATTGCCTAATCCCAGCCAGGGAGGGTAATGGTGCAAGGATTTATGTTGGAAGTTATCTTCTCACCAACACACCAAAAGATGATAGTTATTATGGTTCTTGCGAGGATCCAAGATATCTAACTGATCGCTCTCAAGGCAAACTAAAGTTTATTTGGTTGACATCACCCATTCCAATTGTAGAAGCCAGAAATGTTGAGCGTCAGATACTATCATTTTATAACGCTATGCACAACCCAAAATTCTATAACTCTTCCAATGGTGGTGGTGCTGGAGTTGATTCATCATTTCGTTGTGATCCTGATGATTTCAAGAGAATGTGTGATATCATTGAAGGTGTTGAGGTGGAAACTCCCACCATTGAATCTTGTGATGGCATTGCTGATGCGCAAGAAATGGAAGAATTAGCGGAGAAGGTCAGGTCAGGATATTATCCTGTAACTGAAGTTTCTGTCACAACTACAATGCTCCTCGATAGAACTCAGCCAAGATATTATTCATTCGATCGGCAACATCTTGCTGAATTGAATGACTCTTTCTCAAATCCAGAAAAGGCGCGCAAATATTTAACTCCAATTGTTATCATCATTAATGATGAAACTGGAGAACATGAGGAAGTTCCTGAGGGTAGTCATAGACTGGATTCAGCAAATACAAACGGTTGGGTGACAATTCCAGCAGTTCTTTTAAAAAGAAGTTTATTTAAGGGGAAGAGAGAAAATATCATCCATTTTGGAAATGCGATGAACAACAAAGTGTTTCACCAAAAAGGTAACACTAATGATGATTTAATTAAGCGTATTCGGATGCTTAGTGAGAAATTCCCCGATAGGAAGGCTAGTTCTGAAGATTTCAAGAAACTTGCTATTCAACAATTCGGTCGTCTGTGGTCAGAAGGTTCTATTCGATATTATTGTGATGAACATGAAAAATATCGTAAAGAAGAAAAGCTGAAAGCTGACATTAACTTCATTTCGTATAGCAAAAAAGAACTAAGCCAAGTTGCTCACAAATTGAAGTATGATAACCCAGAATCTGCAATTGAAGTTCAAAAGATCGATAGGATAACTAATGCTGGCTTTGGTGGTATTCTAAGACTCATGACAACTGGAAAAAAGAAGAACGGAATCATTTTGGTGCATTATCCAACTGTTACTCTTATGAGCAAGCAAAAAAAGGAGTTGGCGATGTTCTCAGAAATGCTTAAATTGGTCAAATCACAATATGACATTCAATTGAAATTCCTTGATCCATTTAACAAGTATAGCGTCCTTGACTCACCACCAAAAAAATAGAATTGAATTATTCATCCGCTGGTATGCGTGGTCTTTGCAATACAAAGACTGCGATCCAGCGGTATGGATGACACAGTATCTCAACGAAAGATACGAACACAACATAGAAGAAAGAATTTGGATTTGCTGGTTGTATGGCAATACATACCAGCTTCCAACTGCATGGGTTCTAAAAAATGAGTTTCCAGATTACGAACTGGCGACTGTAGATCGCATCACTCAATGGAACACTGCTAACTATAAGAGACTTCGCTATCAGGTAGACACAAAGTGGAACAAAGGTCATCTGCCCGAAATGTTCGCATCATATCAAAAATTCATTGGCAATAAATCGCAAAAAGAGGTACTGGAGAGATACTATGGGGATAATGAAGAAGAGACCTTTGATAACCTTTGGGACGCTATCAAAACTAATCTTCACAAGTTTGGTCGGTATTCCACTTGGTTTTATCTACAGCATCTCCACCACACTGCTGGGATACATGTATCTCCTACTAGTCTCATGTTCAGTGATTATTCTGGGTCTCGCTCACATCGTAATGGGTTCCTTCTTGCACTCGGGATGGATGATGACTACGATCGACAACTTACTCGAAATGAATATGAATATCTTGAAGGAGCTGCACGAGACACCCTGATTGAAATGCGTGACAGATTTCCAAGCCTTGCACGTGAGATTGATGCATACACGATGGAAACTTGTTTGTGTTCGTTCAAGAAAATCTTTCGCGCACATCACGGTCGTTATCTTGGATACTATCTTGATCGTCAAGCTGAAGAAATCGTGCAAGCAGAAAATGACGGTTGGTATGGTATTGAATGGAATGTATTGTGGCAAGCCAGAAATGAAACTCTGATTCCAGAGTTGACTGGAAGAAACAAAATTGACAAAAATAAGTTTGATTTTTATATCAAAACAGGTAAACTAGAGAGAATGGAATGGATGTTTGATGTGGAACCAAACGAAGGAATATTTGCATATGCCTAAGATCATTGCAATGGGTGGTGTGCCTGCAACTGGCAAGACTACTTTGATGAAGAAGTTAATTGCTCGAGCAGATGATTGGAAGTTCATCAAGCCAGAGAAACTACTCGACACCATGTATAGCAAGCAGCTGAATTGCGTTGTGCTTGGTAAGTATGAAGACGACGGTAATCAGTTTCAAGGTACAGATCGTCTAAGCATGGCAGTGCAGCCAGACGCTGAGAAATTCTTTCAAGGTTTGGCTGAAAGAAAAGAAAAGGTGAACGTGATCTTTGAGGGTGATCGTCTGTTTAATTCTAAGACGATGAATCTACTTTCAGATCTATTCAACGAAAAAGATTTTCGTGTGCTTGTCCTGCAAGCAGAGCACGGCATCGTAGAACAGCGTCACATTGATCGCAAAGACAATCAAGACGAGAAGTTCAAGCGTGGACGTGAAACAAAGGTGAGTAACATCTGTGGGAACCTCGCGCTGATGGACTATATAGATACTATGCAGAATAATAATTTTGCAGACCAACAAAAAATTATTGATTACATTGTCGAACATTTTAACTGGAGTGAATAACGATGCAAATTGAAATTTCGCGAGAAGAATTACAAAAGAAAAAACTGTTTGTTGCGACACCCATGTACGGTGGTCAGTGTTTTGGAATGTATTGTAAGTCTGCTCTTGACCTACAAGCCATTTGTGCCAACTATAGTATTGAAGTTCGATTCTCATTTATCTTCAATGAGTCTTTGATCACTCGTGCTAGAAACTATCTGGTAGATGAATATCTGCGTTCTG